AGTTGCGGATATTCTAAACGTCACGACCAAGCATATTCTTAACCGCTGCTTTTTTAGCCGGGAGGAGAGCGCCGTATTTGAGGATGCGGTAATAGCAGGGCGTGGATTGTTTAACGTCTTTGTTCGCTTTGATAATGACCTGCGCGGGGAGATTGTCGTTGAGAAGTTTCCGTACTTAGATGTAGTTTTTGGACCACATGAGAAGCTAGACCTTTCGGACTGTGAGTATCTGGTTAAGCATCGGTGGTTCTCTAAGGCTAAGCTTGAGCAGCTCTGGCCGGATAAGGCTGATGAGATTCAGAAGGACTTTGAGGATTACCTACTCCCTGAGCCGCATGTTCAGTATTCCCATGACCAGTATGCCAGTAGCGACAATACCTACGCTGTAGGCGGCGATGTTCTAGTAAACCTCGCAAAAAAAGAATACCGAGTGCTTGAGTGCTGGCGCAAGGTTTACGAGAAGGCGTCGGTTGTAGCTAACGCGCAGGAGGATTTCTACTTTAACGCCTATGGCTGGGAGGCTAAAGACCTCAAAAGCGCTAGGACCATCCCTGGGTTTTTCGTTATTGAGAATAACATCACCAAGTATCGAGTCACTAAGGTGGCTGGTGGGGTGGTGTTGTCGGATGAGTATCCAGCAGACCTACCGGCAGATGATTTCTTTGTTATCCCTGTATACGCCAAGAAGCGTGGCTACGAGTTCTGGGGCAAGGTTGAGAGCGCTAAGGATGCTCAGAAGTACGTAAACAAGAATTACTCGCTAGCGCTGGATATCGGCAACAAGATGTCGGCCTATGGCTGGTTCTATGATTCCGGTACGTTCCCTGAGAACGAGAAGGAGAAGTTTAAGCGGCTATCTAGTAGCCCTGGGTTCATGATTGAGCTGACCACGGTTGCTCAGCCACCACAGAAGGTGGAGGGCACTAAGTTCCCGTCTGAGCTTATTAACCTTATGGAGCTTGGTAAGAACGAGATTACCGAGCAGATGAATATCATCATCACTCCTAACGGCGCTAACGAGTCGGGCAATCTGTTTGCTCAAAGGCGAAACGATAAGCTCCTTGGTTCAGAGTACCTATTCGACAACCTATCGTTTGCCAAGCAGAAGCTAGGGCGACTCCTTATTAAGCTTATTCAAAAGTATTATTCGCCTGATCGAATTGTGCGAATTGTGCGAAACGTTGCGTCAAAAGACCAGTTAGAGCTGGGCGGCCAGCCTGTAGACGAGTTTTCAGACGAAGACATCATGATGATGCTTAACACTACTGACTTAGAGCAGTACGACGTTGAGGTCACTGAGAGCAACTGGAGCCCAAGCATGAGACTCAGCACGTTCATGCTCCTCTCAGAGCTAGCTAGAAGCGGCCAGCCGATACCGCCAGAGGCGTTGTTGGAGTTCGCTGACATGCCAGGAGATGTTCGTAATAAGCTAGTCAGTATGATGGCGCAACAAGGACAAGCCCAGGCGAGTGCAGACCAAGCTAAGGCTGATGCAGAGATACAAAAGACTCTCATCGCTCAAGGGCAGATACCGCCAGCAGTACAGCAAAAATTTCTTATCCAGCAACCGCAAGAAGAACAACCCCAGAGTGAGCCCAATGTAGGGCCTGGGATTATGTAAGGTGATGGATGGAAGGTGAGAGCGTAGAGACAACTCAAGAGGGAACGAGTCAGGAGTTCGTTGAGCTACACGAGGCAAGTGATGATGACATTGAGGCGTTTTTAAACTCCTCTCAGTCGGATGAGCAAGCCCCGGTAGAGCAGCCGCAAGCTGACCCCGAAGCAAAAACAGAACAGAAGAGCGACCCGCTACCAGAGCAGCCAAAGAAGCCAGAAGCTCAAGTGAGCCGAGAGGACTATGAGGCTTTAAGGAAGCGAGTCGAAGGACAGGAATTACTCTTAAAGAGACGCACAAGCGATCTCGCAGAGGTAAAGAAGCAGCTTCGGGAGTTCATAGCTCACAATATTCAGAATCTTGACGAACAGTGGTTAGAGTCACCGACTCAAGCCTACGCAAAAGCGCGGCAGGTAGAGATGGCTCAACAGAAACTTCAAGAGGCAGAGGCAGAAGAAGAGGCTTTAACCAATGCACACCAAGCACAGGTGCTACTACAGCACCATGTGGGGCAGGATAAGTTTGACGTGGAGGCCGTTGCTCAATCATTGATTGACGATGGTATGCCGCAAGAGTTTGTAAAAACCTTTGTGTCTAATCCATATCAAGCAGCCCTGCCTGAAACGCTGATTCAGCTAGCTAAGAGAGCTAGTGCCGAGAAGAGGGTTCGAGAGATGGAGCAAGTTCTCCAGCAGATCGTTCCCTATACCCGGCAGCTTTTAGAGGAGCGGAAGCAGCTACCACAAAACGTGCTGAAGAATGTGTCATCGGCTCTGCGACAGTCACCCCAAGTAACAGGATCGGCGGGTGGCACTGGGCAGGTTGGTGGTAACCGAGCTGTTGATCCGTCTTTGATGAGCGACTCTGAGTTGGAGGAATTCCTGAAAGGCTAAAAACTTTTAGGGATAAACAATGTCAAAGACAGCGTTTACTACTTCTAACGACCTTACCAAAAAGGCGTGGGAAGAAAAACTCTTTCGCGATTCAGTGAAGGAGGCATATTTCAGCAAGTTCCAGGGCTCAGGATCGGATTCGATCGTGCAGGTCAAGGAGCAGCTAACTAAGGATAAGGGCGACAAGATCACTTTCGGTCTTCGTATGAGGCTTACTGGCGCAGGAGTAACTTCCGGCCAGATTCTCGAAGGGAACGAAGAGAGGCTTGTTACTCACAGTAACTCGGTAACCCTTGAGCAGTATCGTCATGCCGTTCGTGATGATGGGGCACTTTCGCGTCAGCGCGCTATGTTCTCTATCTCGGACGAGGCTCGTAACGCAATCAAGGATTGGATGTCTGAGAAGGTTGACCAGCTTGCATTTGACGCTATCGGCGTTGGCGCAGGAGCTACAGTTGATCCTTCAAAGATATTCTACAAGACGGGTGCTAGCACCTTCTTGGCTACTGGAACAGCAGCAACAGCAAAGAGCGCACTTGCAGCGGCTGATTCTAAGCTTACGCTTAGCTTCATCAGCTTCATCAAGGCATTTGCTAAGACTGGTGGAAACCGCACGTATGTTCCGCTTCGTCCTGTAAAGGTCGAGGGCAAGGAGTACTACATCATGTTGGTTCACCCTGATGCTCTGTTCGACCTGAAGGCAACTTCAGAGTGGCAGCAGGCTCAGCGTGAGGCTCAGGAGCGCGGAAAGTCTAACCCACTTTTCACAGGTGCAGCGGGCGTCTTCGACGGAACGATCATCCACGAGCATGAGAACTGCGCTATCGCAGCCGATGCTGGTTCGGGTGCCAACGTGCCGTGGACTAAGGCTGTGTTCCTTGGGGCTCAGTCGCTTGTTTGGGCTTGGGGTCAGCGTCCTGAAGTAATTCAGGAGACGTTTGATTACAAGAACGAGGAAGGATACGGAATCTCGATGATCGCTGGTGTAGCTAAGTCGAAGTTTAACTCGCTTGATTACGGGTCTCTTGGAGTTTACCTCTCAAGAACTAACGTAGCTGGTGCGTAATTAAGGAGGACTAAGATATGCCAACATTTCAAAGCTCAAAAGTAGCGACGACCGTAATGGCTCGCGCTGGTATTGATGCAACCACTCAGACAGCAACTTACACAATCCCATCAGGGTTTGCGACTAACGATGTTGTTGAGATGGTTAAGATTCCGGCAGGCGCAACGGTGATAAACGTCATCCTTTCGTCTTCGGCTGGAGTAGGAGCTACAGCAAACCTGGCAGTAGGAGACGGCGGTGATACCGATCGTCACATTACTTCCACGGCGTATACTGCTGCTGCTCTTACACGAACCAATGCTCACACTGGGCATGGGTATCTATATACAGCAGAGGACACTATCGACATTCTTGCGGTTTCTATCGCTACCCCGACTGTGGGTACGGTAGTTCGCTTGACTGTTGAGTATCAGATGCAGTCATAGGTTGTACCGGGGGAGTCGCCCGTATGGGGCTCCCCCCTTTTTCTAGGGCGATATGGCACTGAGCGACTACGACTTTAACATAACCCGTAACGAGATAATCGAGCGGGCGTATCGTATTATTGGAAAGCACTCCATGGGCGACCCCCTCTCTGGTGAGATGCTCACTCAGGCGGTGATCGCTCTCAATGCGATGGTCAAAGCGTGGCAGAGCCGCAACTGTTTCTTGTGGACGCTACGGGAGTTTACGCAGACGCTATCTGCGAATATAGCTTCTTACTCTCTAGCTGCGGTAGACCCTCCCATACTTGCGATTGATAGTGCGTATCTTCGCATAAACAATTTAGACGAGCCTGTGGATGTAGCATCGTGGCGGCAGTATGTGGATATTCCAGACAAGACCGCTAAGGGCGACCCGACGGTACTAGCTCTTGATACTGCGCTTACACCAACTCTTTATGTTTGGCCTGTACCAACTCAGACTCGCACTTTGTACTGTTCGGCGATTGTAAAGCTAAAGGATTTTGACACAGCGGGCGGCAATCCTGACTTCCCTGTTAGGTACATCGAAGCTCTTACTTACGGGCTTGCTCATGCGCTTTCCTATGAGTATGGGCTGCCGCTAGCTGAGCGACGGGACTTAGAGAATCAGGCGATTAAAACATTTCAAGAAGCAAAGGTTGGAGATCGCGAGCGGGCAGAGTTTGAGTTTTGTGAAGGAGCGCATAATACATGGCAACGGCGGTACAGGTAGAGTCACTTTGGAATGGGCTAACTGATAACAGTGGCCAGCCGTTAGGCGCTGGTAAGGTTTATACTTACTCTGCTGGTACTACTACACCGGTATCTTTGTTCACTGCGTCTGATAAAAGCACTTCGGCGACTAACCCGATTATCCTTGACGGGAACGGCAAGGCTCAGGTCTGGGCTGATGGGCGATATAAGTTCGTTGTTAAGACTAGCGCCGATGTAACGCTCTATACGCTTGATAACTTGCTGTACGGATTTGATGACACGACGCAGCTTTACGGCGGAACCTCAACCGGCTCTGCTAATGCTCAAGTGGTGAGCGTACCAGCTACGGTAACAAGTTATGCAAACGGACAGACAGTTTCGTTTATTGCTGGATTTACTAACACAGGAGCGACCACGCTTCGATTTAATAGCTTGCCAACTGTCAACCTCGTAAAGGGGCACACGCCTTCTAGCTTGCAATCAGGAGACCTAATCGCAGGACAGCTCTACACCGCCACTTATCATGGAGGCTCTTTTCGACTAGCCAACTACCCATCAGTTGCAGACGTGCAAAACGGCGATTTTATCTGGTTAGGCACTACGGGTGGTACTGCCACCGCTCAAACTGCAAGCGCATCTCCTGCGATTACAGCTTATAAAGCTGGGCAGAAGTTTAGGATGAAGATTGGTAGCGGTTTGGGGTCTACTGGCTCTGCTACTACACCGCATACGTTGGCAATCAATGGACTTCCCAGTCCTAAAAACATCGTTGAACAAGATGGCGCAAATCCGACAATAGGAAGTTGGGTTGCAGGTGCAATTATGGAAGTTATTTATGATGGGACTAACTTCGTAATTACAAATGATCCAAGTGGATGGCAAGACTGGTCGCCCAATTTGCGAAGTGGAACTGCCACTGTAACGACTCCTACCTATTCTTTACGCAAGTTTATTAAACAAAATAAATTGGTAACTATGCACTTTAATTTTAATTGTGCAATTACCGTGGTGGGAACAAACATTTTATGTGATCTGCCAACGAATTGTGCTGATACTGGTGCTGTTTATCTTCCGACTGGTTTTACTACCTTTTCCGGCGGAGTTGTTTATATTGGCCAAGCATTTGTAAATACAACTGCAAACGAGTTAACAATTCAAGCTAATTTACTGACGGCTACAAACTGGGCAATAAGCGCCGCACCCACTGCTGGAACTCGTGGAATGTTAACGTATAGGAGTGTTTGAAATGACATTAGAGCAACTTACATTCCCATTTTTAACAAATGATTTATCTGATAATGCTTTACGTCAATATCTTCGCGTTTGGCGCAACGCACAGCTTGCCGCCTCCGACTGGACTCAGCTTCCCAATGTTGCTCTTACTAGCGATGAGGTGCAAGCCTGGGCGCAGTATCGTCACGAGTTGCGAGAAATGCTCAAGCAGAATGACGACCCTAAACTGATTGTAT